GCGGCGAGGATGATCAGGCGGGGACGCGGCGAAATATTCAATCGAAGCCCCCTTGTTGCCCCCCTTAACACGGCTGAGGAGCCGTCCCGAAATGACTACGGCATCAGAAGGGAAAGCCACGAGCTCCCTCGCCCTGAGGAGTGGGCGAAGTCCGCGTCTCGAAGGGCGAGAGAGAGCGTTGATCGGCGACCGAGGCAACCGAAAGACACACGCCCGCGCCCCAGCCTTGGAGAGGCCGCCATTGGCGGCTCCCCAGGATGAGAGCTTTGGCGCAGATCAGGCTTCGGCTTCTGCCGGGGCTGCCGCCTTCTCCGCAGCCGCGGCCGCGGCTTTTTCGGCCGCCGCTGTGCGCTCCTGCGCCTTTTTCTTCGGCAGCGCCTTTTTCGGGTTGTTCTGCGCCGCGCGCGTCAGCACGCCGAGGCCGTCGAGGAGGCGCGCGACGCGGTCGGTCGGCTGGGCGCCCTTCGCGATCCACGCCTTGGCCTTGTCCGCGTCGATCTTGACGCGCTCAGCCGAATCCTTCGCCTTCAGCGGATCGAAAATGCCCAGTCGCTCGATGAAACGGCCATCGCGCGGCATGCGCGAGTCGGCGACGACGACGCGGTAGAACGGGCGCTTCTTGGCGCCGCCGCGCGACAGACGAATTTTCAGGGACATATCCAACTTTCTCCAGTTTTGCCCGAAGGCGTCAAACAACAAGCTTCAATTTCGAGGCGCCGCATGCGCGGACGGCCTCACTTCTTCTTTCCAAACGGGTTGAGCCCGCTCAAAACGCCACCGCCAAGCCCCGGCAATTTGCCGGGCTGCGGCACGCCGCCAAATCCGCCAAGGCCCGGCAGTTTCGGCGCGATGCTCGCCGGCGGCGGGGCCAAGGGCGCGGCAGCCGGCTTTGGCGCGGGACCTGACGCGCCGGGCATTGATCCCAGTTGTTTCTGCATGGCGGCGATCTGTTCCGGCGTCGGTTGGCCCATGCCCATGCCGCCGCCCGGAAGCCCGAGCGCCTGCCCCATTTTGGCGAGCGCGCCGCCGCGCTTGCCGCCGCCCATGGATTTCATCATATCGGCCATCTGGCGGTGCTGCTTCAAAAGCCTATTGACGTCCTCGACCTTGACGCCGGAGCCCGCCGCTACGCGCTTCTTGCGCGAGGCCTTGAGAATGTCGGGGCTGCGCCGCTCCTCACGCGTCATCGAGGAAATGATCGCGCGCTGGCGCTTGATGATGCGGTCGTCGAGCCGGGCGGCCGACATCTGATCCTTGATCTTGGCCATGCCGGGCAGCATTCCCATGATGCCCCCGAGACCGCCGATCTTCTCGACCTGCGCCAATTGCTCGGAAAGATCTTCGAGATCGAACTTGCCCTTGCGCATGCGCTCGGCGATGCGCTGCGCCTTCTCCGTGTCGATCGCCTCGGCGGCCTTTTCGACCAGAGAGACGATGTCGCCCATGCCGAGGATGCGGTCGGCGATGCGGGCCGGATGGAAATCCTCCAGCGCGTCCATTTTCTCGCCGGCGCCGAGCAGCTTGATCGGCTTGCCGGTGACCGCGCGCATGGAGAGCGCCGCGCCGCCGCGCCCGTCGCCGTCGACTCGGGTGAGGACAATGCCGGTGATGCCGACGCGTTCGTCGAAGCTTTTGGCGAGATTGACGGCGTCCTGGCCGGTGAGGGCGTCGGCGACGAGCAGGATCTCATGCGGGCGGGAGGCCGCCTTGATCTCGGCCATCTCGGCCATCAGCGCTTCGTCGATGTGGGTGCGCCCGGCTGTGTCGAGCAGAACGACGTCATAGCCTTGCAGCCGCGCGGCCTGTTCGGCGCGAACGGCGATCTGCACGGGGGTCTGGCCGGCGATAATGGGCAGCGTGTCGACGCCGATCTGGCGCCCGAGCACGGCGAGTTGCTCCTGCGCCGCCGGTCGCTTGACGTCGAGCGAGGCCATCAGCACCTTGCGCTTCATGCGCTCGTTGAGGCGCTTGGCGATCTTCGCCGTGGTCGTCGTCTTGCCGGCGCCCTGCAGGCCGATCATCATGATGGCGACGGGCGGGACGGCGTCGAGATTGATCGGCTCGGCCTCGGCGCCGAGCGTCTCGATCAGCACGTCATTGACGATCTTGACGACCATCTGGCCGGGCGTCACGGATTTGACGACATTGGCGCCGACGGCGCGCGCGCGCACCTTGTCGACGAAGGAGCGCACCACATCGAGCGCGACATCGGCTTCGAGCAGGGCGCGGCGGACCTCGCGCAGGGCGACGTCGACGTCGGCCTCCGACAGCGCGCCGCGCCGCGTCAGCGTATCGAAAATGGAAGAGAGCTTTTCCGAAAGCCCTTCGAACATGCGTCTTTTCCTGTGCCGGGCCATCCCGATCGCCCAACGCGCTTCGCGCCCGGGGGCGCCAAGCGCTGCCGGACGTTCACCGCTCGCCTCAAGGGCGACCCGGCTCGCGCGTTGAAAGCCTCAATTCGGGAAAGGCTTAAAGAAGTTCAATCGCCCGGCGGGGCGACAAAGTCAAGAAAATCGGGGAATCGCCGGCCGCCGCGCCCGCCCCGCCCATTTGCCGGCGCGCCGGAACATGATAGATCGGGGTGCGCCTGGCGCGGCTCCGCTGCGCCCGAATGCGCCCAGAAGCGTCAGCGTCCCGGTAGCTCAGCAGGATAGAGCAACGGTTTCCTAAACCGTAGGTCAGGGGTTCGAATCCCTTCCGGGACGCCATGTCCATTTTACTTTCCTTTTCTTTCAATCACTTGCGCGTCAAATTGGCTAACCTTTGACGAAGGTTTGCCACTTGATGCGTCTTGATTTGTTCCCGTCATCTTTTCCATCGCCTGCGCGGCGAGCCGCTTCTGATCGACCGCCTTCGTATAGAGCGCGACCTCTTTTAGGTTCTTATGGCCGCTGATCGCCGCGATTTGATGCACGGTGCAACCGGCTTCGGCCAAGCGCACGCACATCGCCTTACGCAGCCCATGCGCGCTCAGGTCCGCCGGCACGCCGGCCTCGTTGCAGCGGTCGCGAAACCAGTTCCCGAAGCCTGCCGCTGTGAACGGCCTGCCCGCCTGCGTGGTCAAGAAGGTCAGATGATCGCTCGGCGTCGCAGCGATAATTTCGGCGAGCTGCGGAATCATCGGGATTTCGAGAGGCTCGTTGGTTTTCTTCTGCCGCACGTACAAAAAACCGTTGCGGACATGCTGGCGGCCCATGCGAACGATGTCGCTGCGCCGCTGTCCGGTGAAAAGAAGGAGCCCGAAGGCAAGACGCGCCCGCGAGCCGATCTTATGCGCGGCCTCGAAGCGGGCGATGTGGTCTTCATTCCATGTCTTGTGCCCGTCGCTCTCGGTCGCTTTCAGGTTTTGGATTCCGACAGTCGGGTCGTCGGTCCGCATCCGAGCCTTGATCGCGACGGCGATGACGGCGCGCAAGGCGTTGAGAAAATGCTTCGCCGCGTGCGGGGTTTCGATCTTGGCGACGAGCATGTGCTCGATATGCCGGTGCTCTAGCGCCCGGATCGGCTTGTCGCCGTGTTCTTCGCGAAGTCGCTCTAGGATGCGTCGCCGCACCTGCCGGGTCGAGCCGCCAAGGTTCGCGAAGGGCACGGATTCGAAATAGATCGCCACGGCCGCCGCAATGGTCCCCGGCTTGGTCCGCTCGGCGCCGATCAGAACGGGCGCTGCCGCGCCCGCTAGCGCAGCCTGATAGGCCTCCATGAACGCAGCGGAGCCGGGAAGGCCCGGCAACGGAACCGTCTTGAAACCGGCGCGGCGAAAATAATGGCGCCGCGCGCCGTGTCGATCATGAAAGGCGTGGACGTACTGAAGTTTTAGGTGTGTCAAGGATTTCGTCCCATGGATTATTTTGCTCTTGCCCGTCTTCGCTTTCCACCGGATCGATGCTCATTTTTCCATCCGGCGCGACGCCGATGCGAACGTCGACACCGGCCTTTTTCGCTGCCTTGAAGGCCCGGGTAATATCACGTTCCTTGAACCGGCTCGGCCCTCTGCGCTTCGTTTCGCTCGCTGGGGCTTCTTCTTCCCAAAGTCCGATTGTCGCTTCCTCTGGCGTAAAAAACCAGACCCGGCCTTTTCTGCGTCCAAGGCCTCTTGCTCGCGCCAACTCGCGAATCTCGGCAACCTCTACCCCGTACCGCTGGGCGATCTCAATTTCGGAAAAATCGCGCGGAAACCCGCTTTTCTCGGCGAGCTGGCGATGTTCCTCGGCAAGATCGCGCCAGTCGACTTTCGCGCGCCCGTTCCCCGTCACCTGAAACACGGGCTTTCCGTCTTCGTCCAGAATGTCCGCCATGCGCCCCCCTTCAGTTCTCTGTGCGAGAGTATGCCACGCCCTTCAGCGGCGGTCGCTCGCGGGCTTGAACGGCCGGCCGCTGGGTTTGGTCGGCCGGCGCCGCGTAGACCGTCCCGCGAGCCCGCGCGCCATAAAGATCGGCTTCGTCGAGATCAGTCTCGCGGAAGGCGACCAGCTTCATGTCGCCGAGCCGGCCGCTCAAGTATGGCGTGCCGTTTTTGGAAATGCGCTCGAAAAGGCGAAAAAAGGGTGTCTTGTCGGCCATGGCGTCACGCCGCGACCAGCGAAACGCCGTCCAGCCTCACGCGCACAACGCTGTCGGTCGCCGCCGCCGGTTCGGTCGCGACGCCGATCTTGTAAAAGCCCGTCGCCGATTTTTTGAGAAGCGAGGTCGCCGTGTCGAAATAGACGCTCTCGCCCTGCGTGAAGGCGACGATCGAGTTCGGCTTCGGAAGCGCGAAAACGCCCTCGGTTTCAATCTCGGCATTTGTCCCGGCTGGCGCGTCATAAGCCGCGACGCCGAACAACGCGCCAATGACGACGGGTTGCCCCGATAGAAGCCCGCCGGCCGGCGCGACGACGGTGATAGTGCGGCCGGGTTGAATGTGGTTTTTCATGGCTAATCCTCTCTTTCGCGGGCCCCGCGAAGGCCCTTCGATGTTCCGACATAGGTGACGCGGCCGCCGCCTCCGGTCATGGCCGCGATGCGCCGCTGTAAGTCTTGTGCGGCCGCGTTCATTTCGGCGTCGCTTTTGTATTCGACGAGGCGCGAGACGCCGTTCGACGAGTAGGAAATTTGCCTAACGCCCCTCGCCCTCGCCGCGTTGAGCTTGTCGAGCGCCGATTGTAACGAGGCGAGATCGTCGGCCATCTCAGGCGCCCGGGTTGAAGTACCAGCCGCGATGGTCGATCCAGCCCGCGCCGAAGTCGAGGCGGATGCGAAACGCGACGCCATCCCAGCCGAACGGAAGCTCGCTCAGAACTTGCGGGCCGCTTTCGTCGGCAAGATGCGCGTATTCGATCCCGTCGATCTCGTTCACGTCGGCCGCGAGATACCAGCCGTTTCCGCTGATACGCGGCTCGACGACAAGCTGCAACGTCCCCTGAAACGGGTTGACTTCCGCGACCTGAACCGCGCTCAGGGTGTGCAAAACCTGCTCGGCCGTCGTCTCGATCGCCGGCCCGGCGATCAAAAATTTCGGCGTCGCGCTGATCGGCTCGCCGGAGAGGCCGGTTTGCGTCCGCATCGCCTGTCTTGCGAGTGACAAGCTTGCAACGCTGATCGCTGCCCCGCTCGCCGCGATGTTGTGATGCGCGGTGGAAAAGACAAGATTTCCATCGCCCATCGCCGGATTGCTTGTGAGAAGCGTTGCGAGGCTTCGCGCTTCAAATTCCGCCGCCGCCCGGCCCAACATGCGCGCCGGGTCGCTCAAGCCGCCAAGATTATCGTTGACGATGCTCTGACGACTGAACTTGATGACGTTTCCGAATGTGTCGAGCCTATAGGTCGCCTCGCCGTCATTCACCGTTGCCGAGCGAAACTCGCCGCTTTCGTCGAGCGGCGAGAGAGTGACGGGACCGTCGACCATGATCTTGTGTTTCAGGCGAAAATCTCTCGACGTCGAGAACCTTGCCGCCCGCTTGACGCCCGCCGGCGCCGCCGCGTAGCTCTGCCTCAGTTCCTTGTTGAGGAAATCGCCGAGCAGGAACTGAAAATCGCTTGCCGTCATCGCGCCGCCGGCCCGCGTCGAGATTCCGTTTTCGCAAGCGCGTTGCATGTCAAGCAGCGTCATCCTGTAGTACGGCCGCGCCGGCTCGCTCAATTGATGCTCGGGGTGCGCGCGAGCGAACAACGCTTCAGACATAAGCCCGCGCTGATATGTCGGATCATCGCCGGAAAAGCCGACGGTCGCCGTTGCGGTGCGGATCGCGCCGGCCCGGGCAGTCCGCTTCGTCATGAGATCGAAGGCGACCGCGCGGGCTTCCTCGACGGAGGAGCCGGCGTCAATCTGGGAATCGGCGAAGGCGCGATCGAGCCCCGCCAGCTCGCCGATGGATCGGATTTGCTCATTGATTTTCGCGCGGGCTTGAACGGCGGCCCGGTCCGCCTCTGTCGGCAAGGTCGCCGTTGTCTGCTCTGGCATGTTGATCACTCCACGAATGCCCGCCGCGCCGTCAGCGGCCAGCGGGACCAAACTTGCTTCCAGAAGATCGAGTTTCGTCGCCACCTTGGCGCGGCGGCCATCGGCGGTTTTGGTTTCGGCCCATGTCCGCACGCGATAGCCGATGCTCACGCCGAATCTTGCGCCGTCCGTCAGCTCGGCGGCGATGCGTTGCGCCAGCGGCGAATGCGCCGAGAGGGTCACGGTCGCGATCAGCTCGCCGGCGACGGTGCGAATGTTCGCGACGGTCCCGAGGATATGGTCGACGCTTTCGCGCTGATGACCGTCCAGCAATGGCACGGAGGCCGGCCATGCCTGATCGAGCGAAAGGACCTCGTCATAGGCCCCGCGCTGATCCATGCGCGGCACTGCGGCGCCGGTGGCGAGCACGGCCTCGAACTGCCGCGATTCGGGCTTCCAGGACGACGGCGGCGCCGACGATGCGCGGCGCAGAATGATTTCATGCTCTGTCATGGCGCGGCGGCCTCCGGCGCAAGATTTGTGTTGAAATTGAAGGCGAGCCCGAGCGCCGTCGCGCGCGCATTATCGGCCGCCAGTTCGTCGTCGAGTTCTTCCAAATCCCGCCCGCGTTCGGCGACAAGTTCGCGCCGCGATCGAAGCCCGGCTTGCAAATCGAGAAGGTCCGCTTGATGATCTTTCAGAGGGTCGACGGCGCTGAATTTCGGCGGCAAAAACGACACGGCGAGCCAGCTTTCCGGATCATCCTCGAAGCCCGGCGCGTCGATCCGGCCGGCGAGGATTTCGAGGGTCAACCAGCGCCGATAAATCTTGCGAAGCTGCGGAATGATGATCGAGGTTTGAGTCTGCTCGACCTTGCGGCGAAACTCGGAAATCGAGCTGCGAAGGCTCGAATAATTCGCATTCTCCAAATCGCCCGAAATGATCTCGTAAGGCGTCCCGGTTCCGCTCGCGCACGCCCTTAACTGGTCCCGCAAAAAACCCACGGTTTCGACGCCGATTTGCGGTGGCTGCGCGAAGGTGATGGACTCCCCGGGTTGCAAATTGACCAGCGCGCCGGGCTCCATCGTCGCTTCGCCGCGCGGCGATTCCGGCCCGAGCGGTTGCCCGTCTGCCACGGTCGTAAATCCGCACATCATCGCGCTAACGCGCGCCCTCATGGTCAGTCCGTCCGCGACGCTGTCGAGATCGTTCAACCTCAGCAAAACCGGCGAAAGCCAGCTCAACCCGCGCACGATCCCGACGTGATCTTGCCTGAAAAGATGAATGTAGTCGGGCGTCGGGATGCGATCGGTTTGCAAGCTCGGAAAGTCCAGCGGCAAGCCGGGCGGCGAGTGATAGACATGCAGCGCGACGCGGCGCAATTCGGCGTCATATTCGATTCCGTCGACAATCCAGCGGCCGGCCGCGAGGTCGGACGAAACGGAGGCGACTTGCTCACTTGCAATCGCCTTCAAGCGCAGCTCGCCGCGATAGTCAGTCGCGAAAACCAAGAAGCCGTCGCCGGTCAGGACCATCGAGCGGACAGCCAACGCCTGCAGCCCGCCGAAATTGGTCAATTCGTCATGATCGCAGCGCTCGCACCATTTCGCGAAAGCCGCGTCGATCAGCTCGGCGCCGTCCGGCGCCTTGGAGCTGGCCTTGATGCCCGGCCCGATCAGGCTCGAAACCCATGCGTCGACGATCGCCCTCGCGTGCGGCTGATTGGCGTGGGCCCCGCGCGCCCTGCGCATGATTATGGTGCGGCTCGCCAGCGCCGCGCTTGGCGGGTTCGCCATCTCCGTTGCGTTGCGAAAGCGCCGGCCGCCGCCGGCCGCCTCAAGCCCCATCGAGCCGCCGAAGCCGAAGCCCTCGATCGAGCGCACGAGCGGCGCCAGAACCTTGCGGGCGAACCATCGCGCTTGCTGTCGCAACATGGTCAGTCGGCCTCGCACAATTCCGGCCCGGCGCCGCGCGCCTTAACCACCTCGGCGACCCGAGAATCAACCTCGGCGAACAGTCGCGTAACGTCGATCATGCACTGAAAGCCGAGCTTAACGAGCGGGCCGATGTCGATCTTCGTTCCGTTTGGGCCGCCGAAGTCGACCAACGTGCAGGAAAGCGTCACATCCTTGCGCATGAACGCGATAAAATGTTTGTCCGCATCGCGCGCCCAGACGTGCGCCGGGGCGCTGAAAATGTCGGCGCCAAGCTCGTGCCGGCGCTGTTCGTGCAGCTTGAAAATAAAGAGATCGTTTTCCTTTGCAGACCAACCGCCGCGCTTCAACGCCGTCGTGCGCGCGGCCTTAAATTCGGCACGGCGCTCCTCGGCCGCGGCCGGCGTCATCGGGTCGCCGCCCCACAAAAAATGATGCAGCGCGGTTCTCAGTTTCGCCAGCGCGGCGGGGCGATGCGCCTTCGGCGTCGCCGGATCAAGTTCTCGGTTAAACACCGCGAACGCAGCAATCATGTAGGCGTCGATCAGGTGATACCGGCGGGGCTCCGCCGCGCCGCCCGGCATCGCCGCGACAAGCGGGATTTTGTGCCGGCTCACGATCTCGCGAATCATTGAGGGGAGTATCTTGCCGGCGAAGGCAACGCCCAATTCATGGATCGTGAAACTTTCGCGCTGAAGGTCATCCACCAATTTCGGGCGCGCGAAGGCTTCGGCGCCGATTCGGTCTAAAACATCATCATCCGCCATCCGAAGGCCCCGCCGTTGGGTTGAGTGTCAAGGCGCAATGGGGCCAGCACTCGCGGCTGGAGTCAAGTCATTGTTTTTATTTTGGATTTCCTTTTTTTTCGTCGGACTCAAAACCGCTTTTCGCTCAAGGATTTGGCGCTGTTTTCGGCGTCAATAAGGAGCGAAAAACCGCCATTCTGATGCAACGGCGGTGCGCGCCTCGAACGCCTCTTCGTCCAGTTCGGCGAGCTTTTGCCAGCGCGAGGATTGCGTCTTGGTTACGCCAAGGTCGGTCAAGGTCGATTTTTGTAGAGGGGTAGCCACGGGCGACCCCTCAAGCGTCGGCGGGATTTCAGCGGTAACACCGCGTGACCGCTGACTTGGTTTCGCGCGCTCGCCGCGCGCCGCCATTTCCTTTAGCAGCGCGCCGGCCTTGCGCTCGGCGCGCAGGTTATAACCCCTCCATCCACTTCGATCGCACCACGGCCGGGCGGGGCGGCGCCGTTGGCCGCTTCAGACGTTCGGCCTCGATCTCCAGCCGCAGCCCCGATGCCTTCAGCCCCTCCAGCGCCGCCATGCAGAGAATCCTGCAATCCAGCGGCTCATTGCGCGCGCCCTGCGTCTTCGTCCATTCGCGCCGCGCGACGCCCTTGAAAAAGCGCCGAATCGGCCTTTCGCTGGTCAGGCCGGCGAACCACGTCGCGTCCCGCCCAACCGGAAAATGACAGCGCCCGGCGCCATCCTCGATCCGCAGCCGCGCCGCCAAGGCGTCCTTGAGCGTGTCGACGCCGATGATGTAGAGCGGCGTCACGCGGGTTCTGCCAACTTTGACGGGCTTTCGCGGCCATGCCGGACCCGGCCGCGAGCTGCCCTTCGTCGCCCAGATCGAGCGCGCGCCCTTGTCGCGAACATAGTTGTATACGTCCTGCGTATGATGCCCGCCGGAGTCGATGCAGGCGGCGCGGATTGGCAGGCTTTGCCCGCTGGCGTGCGTCACGCGCTCGCGCAGAAGCGTGTCAACCTCTTGCCATAGCTCCGCCCCGGCCGGGTCGCCGTAAATGACCTGATAGTCGAGCGACCAGCTTTCGTCGCCGAGGCCAAAGCCGCAGATTTCGACCTCGCAACGATCGTCCTGAACGTCGACGCCCGCGACGGCGACGACGACGCCAGCCGGCGCGCAATCGCCCCATGATTCGGCTCGCCGCTGCAATTCGCCAACGGGCAGGCTTTGCGCTGCGACATCCTCATAGGGCTCGCCAAGCATCAAATTCTGCCACGCCTGAAGCCGCGGCGGATCGCCTCGCGCCGCGCCATGCTCGATCGCGACTTCAGCCCAGGTCAAAAACGGCGAATAGAGCGCGCTGATGTGAAAGCTGGCGGTGCGCTGATCGCCGGGCGCGGTCGCGCGCCACGCGCCAGAGGCCAGGAGCCGCGCCTTGTCATGCTCGTGCATGATCCCGCCGCAGGCCTCGCAATGCAGCTCGGCGCCCTCGCGATGCCCTTCAGGCCAGCGGATATTTTTCCACTCAATCGGCGCGAAGGCGCCGCAATGGATGCAGGCGACCTCGAAGCGCCGCTGATCGCCTTCGAGATAGGCCTTTTCGATGCGGGAGACGCCCGCCACGGTCGGCGTCGACGCCATGAAGATGCGGCGCCGGCCCTTGAAGGTCTGCGCCCTCGCGATCGCCAGCGCGACCGGGTCGCCCTCGCCGCCGCAGTCAGCCGGATAAGAGTCGACCTCATCGAGGCACAGATAGCGCGCTGGCGTCGAGCGCAACGCCGCCGCGGAATTCGCGCCGGTCAAGACCAGCGTACCGCCCGGAAAGCCTTTGACGAAGGCGCTGTTATAGGCGTTCCGGCTCCGCGGCGCTGCGATGCGCTCACGCAGGACGGGGCAGGCCTCGATCATCGGGTCGAGCCGCGTCCGCGCGTTCCGCCGCGCCATGTCGAGCGACGGCATCACCATCAGCGCCAGCCCCGGCGCATGGGCGACGATATACCCGAGCCAGTTCAGCCCGCATTCGGTCGCGCCGAGCTGGGCGCCCTTCATCAAAACGACGCGCTCGAGCGGCGCGCCCGTCGACAGCGCGTCCATGATGCCGGCGAGATAAGGCGTGCGCGACGTGCGCCACGGCCCCGGCTCGGCCGATGTGCTCGGGAGCTGCCGATATTTGTCGGCCCATTCGGACACCAGAAGCGCCGGCTCGGGCGCCAGCGCGGCGCGCCACGTCTGATCAAGCCATGCCGGTTTCATCCGATGGCCCTCCCCCCATGTCGAGCGGCCGCTCAGACAGGCTTTGCAGATTCTGGCGCACTTCCAATTCAAGCGCCGCGTAAAGCTTGCCCGCATCGACGCCAAGCGCGCCGGCGAGCCGCCCCGACGCGGCCGACGCCCAAGCCAGCCAGGCGTCGCGCTCCATTCGCCCACGATCCGTCAGGAAGCGCCGCACCACGGCCTTATCGACAAGTTCGCCGCGCGCCTTGGCCAGATCGAGCGCGCCAGCGGCGATCTTTTGCGCCTCTCGCTCGCGCCGCAGATCGGCAAGCGAGGCGTCGGCCGTCGGCGCCTTCGTCCCCCAATTTCCCTTGCGCGTCTGGTCCAGATTCTTCGCCAGCCACGCCCGCCCGGCCTTCGGGTCGATCTTGCCGCCCTCGATCGGCAGGCCCTCCGCGATCACCCTGCGCAACCGCGTCTGGCCAAGCCCGTTCTGCCTGCCAAACTCCGCCTTTGAAATCAGCACTTTAGCGCGCATATTTAAGGCCTCAGTCTAGCGATGTTTCGGGAGCTGCGGCTCCCGCGCACATTCCGCCGGAGAGGACCCGCGCCCCGGGAGGAGAGACCCCGCCGTCTTGACGGTTCACCATGGCGCGCCCTCATTGCAGCGGCCTTTCGATCCAGGCGCCGACGATGGCGTCGCCTCGAAACCACTCTCTTTCGATCTCGATCTCGTCGATGTCGGCCAGATCGAGCAGGTCGAACGCGGCGAGGATGATCTGCAGCTCGGCCGCGTGCGGCAGGCGGCGCACCAGCGAATAGAGGAAGCGCGCCGGATCGACGTCGTCCTGATCGATGCTGGCGATCTCGGCCGACGTCGCCAACCTCATGCGATAGACGCGGTCAGGGTGCGCCCTGAACCAACGCCAGTCATCGGGCTGCGTCATCGTTTCCCCTCCCCGGAGTTCGCCGCGATCAGCAACCGGCCCGCCTCCGCCTCGATGGCCGCCACCAAGGGCGCAACCCCAGCGT